ACTGCTTCCAGACCCTTGACGTTGATTCCCTCAGAAAGAATAGAATGGTGCATAATCACAAAACGTGTGCCATCCTGACCCCAAGTATTCAGAGTTTTGAAGAAATGTTCACGTGAAACTTTCTTACCATTAATGATTGCACCAGTTTTGGAAGTAATATACATCCAGTTGTAACCACGTTCTTCAAGTTGATTTGTAAAATCAGATTGAGAGACTAAACGAACAATCTGCTTTGTAGAACGTGCAGCAATCAGAATCTTATTCAGTGAGTTGGCATCAATTGTATCCAACAGGTTCTTGTCATCAGATTGTTTGAAATCACCCTGAGGAAGTTCTTGAACTACGACTTTAGGAGGAAGAATATAACCTTCTTCAACTAGTTGTGGTGCAGGAACATTACAAATGACTTGACCGTAAACCTCAACATCATTCATTCCTGGTTTGAATACAGTAACAGAATGCTTCGGAGTCGCAGTAAAGAAATAGCAACGATCAGCATCATAACTGAAAAACTCAGTGGAAGGAAAAAAATTACGTTGGACAGAATTGTGTGCTTCATCAAAATAAATTGTATTGACTTCAATGTCTGCTTCCATTACACGATGCAGAGAATGATAAGTGGTGAAGATGATAACATTCTCACCAGCAGTTCGTGCAGTGTTAGTAAATAAATGAATTTGCTCTGGTTTGGTGCTACTGAAGAACTCAACATCACCACTATGCACGTGCATTACATGAGTATAAGTAGTAGAAACTAACTCAAGAAATTCTTTACAAAGTTGTTCTGCAAGAAGAATACGTGGAGCAACAACAACTGTAGTAGTTCCAGTGGGAATAGATTGCTGATGAATAGTGTCTTGTATCATACAGATAGTCTTGCCACCACCTGTAGGAATGATGACCTGACCTTTATCATACTCAAACATCCGTTCAACTGCTTTCTGCTGGTGGGGACGGAGAGTGATGGTCACTGGTGCCTTGCGAATGATCTTATTATAGCAGAAAACCGTCCCCAGTGCGACCTGGTAGACGGTTTCTAAAGTGTCTTAAAGAAGCTTAGTCCCTCTCTTCAACCCAGACAAAGGTAGTCTAGCAGTATTTTAGAAGAGTGTCAAGCTTGTTGCACCAACACCAGCAACAGTAAAGGTTAATGTATTACCAGACACTCTTATTGAAACTGGATTTGTGACTCCAATACCACTTGTAAATCCACCTGTTGCTGTTATAATACCTGTAACATTAAGACTTCCAATTCCATTAATATTATTTCCATTTAAATCCAAATTACCACCCAATTGTGGTGTAGTATCATCCACAACATTTAAAGTAGATGAAGTAAGATATGTAGTATTATCAACACTTCCATCTGCCTTTAAGAACTGAGAAGATGTTCCATTAGTAGTAGATATAGAACCTGCTGTTATACTTCCTGTGGAAACAATGTTTCCAACAACATCTAATTTTTCTGCTGGTGATGATGAATTGATTCCAATGCGACCATTGATTCCTAAGATTACATTATTATTAACATTAAGATTATTACCAAATTCTACATCTCCACTTACATATGAAGTTCCAAAAACTTCAAGTTTTCTCGTTGGGTTAGTAATTCCTATACCAAGATTTCCGGCACTGGTTAATGCCATAAATCTTTGGGTTTCTTTATGCCAGAAGAAACCTCCCGTTGTTCCTGCAATTTCAGATGGATTCAGATAATAATTGATATTACCTGTTCCATAATTCATAATGTCTAAAGAATATGCATCACTATATGCAAATGCTCCATCAGTGTTTCCATATCTTAAAACACCATTGTATCCAGTGATATTATTACTTCTACCTAAACCGATCAAAGATGCATTAGAATTACTCGTAACCTGTATCTCTGCCTGAATATTCTTTCTTACGTGAATATCACTTTGAGGTGTAATTGTATTGACACCAATTTGATTAAAGTATGAAGTTCCAGAGAGAATATTGATGTTTGATGTGATTGTATCAGGTAATCTATCATCACTTATTGTTCCTGTAGTGATATTTGCACCACTAGCAAGGTTTGTTGCCGTTGTTGCAGTTCCCGTAATATTTCCAGTAAGATTGCCATCAAAAGTAGTTGCAGTTACAATACCAGAGGATGCTGTAATTACTGCTCCAACCTTTAGAGTAGTAAATGTAGAGACACCAGTAGAGTTTACATCACCAGATAAAGATCCAGAAAATTGACTTGCAGTTGCAACACCTGTGATATTGACATCACCAAAAACACTTAATGCAGAATCAGATGCACCAGGACTTGTTGATGTATTGATACCAATTTTTGATGTGGTATGAAGTCCTACACCACCATTATCAGTAATGAATGTTGTGCGAGCATATCCGATTAAATTATCAACTACATCAGAATTTCCAACTTTAAATTGTGATGCCGTCAGAACACCCGTTACATTTACACCACCAGATACTTCTAGTCTACTTGCCGTTATAAAACCAACAGTTGTAACACCAGATACTTCCAAGTTTCTGGATGCAAACAAATCTTGTGTTGTTGTTAATCCAGTAACTCTCGTGTCACCATACACATTAAGTAAATATCCACTAGGTATAGATGTTCCTATACCAACAAGACCGTTTGCATTTACTACAAAATTGTCATTATCAACCTGAACACCATTTTTAAAATTAAATGACTTTCTAATATTTGCCATTTTATATACTTTTTAGTTATTTATGAAACTCTCATGATGAAGGCAAGAGCATAATATGGTGGTAGGTTTGTATTTCTCGAATCATTGACAATATTTGCTGCTTCTCCACCAACAAAGATTGGATTAGTATCTGCTCCGCCTGTCCTACCAGTATGCTGATGATTTCCTTCAGAAAGATTCCAAACAATATTATCGAATGGTGGTCCATCATTTACCAATACTCTTGCAGCATCACCATTCCCATCTATATCAAATCCACCCTGAGTTATAGGTGCTCCAGGACCATTGTCCCAATGATTATGTGCACCACCAGGATCAGTAGTAAAACCATGAACGTGACTATGTAATGGTGTATCAGTACGACCACCAGTTGCAGCAACAGCATATCCAGAACCAGCACCAACAACAAATCTATCCATTAAATTTGGAGTTCCATTTGCTCCATTACAAAGTATCCAACCTTCCGGAATTGATGTAATAGATCCAGACCACATAATAATTCCACCAATCGGAATCGTTCCAGTTGCATTAGTTCCAAAAGAATCTGAAAGTAACTCTGCTTTTGTTTGTGACATTAAATTATCTCCTTATATTAGTATTTAATGATCGGACGCATTCCAAGATGTGGTGGCAAGTTTGCATACTATCTAGTTATACATCACCGTGACTAACAAATATACTTATACAATACCTACCATAACCGTCATAATAATTAGAATCCTCTATTGATACTGTACGAACTCCATGTTTTACATATCCTGGAATGAGAATACATGAGTTATTTTCACAAGAATATTCGTAATCATCATAGTCTGGAAAAAATAGTTCCCCACCACTATATTTCTTGGGTTCTTTATTAAAATACAAAAATGCTATGAATGGGAAGATGTAGTCTGTGTGAGGATTATAATATTCACCATCATGATAATAACGAACCTTTGTTACCATACGAGAACATTGAGTAAAATAAGCACATGAGGGATCAAGTTTTGCTAATTCAACTACAGCATTACTAGAAAAAAGTTTAGATTCTAGATCATAAATGTTAGAAAATTTTGAATTTTTATAAATGCTATCTAAAATTAGAGCAGAAGAATTTGTTTTGTCAGAAATGCCACCATATTTTTCTGCGGGTAATAATTTACCTGCAGATGTATAAAAATCCAATTCTTTCCATAAGAGTTTCAGATCACTCTCTTCAAATAAATTTTTGACGATGATATGTGGGAAGGGGTATTCATTACAAAGTATTTTCATATAAAAATTTCTGTATTTTTTTTATTTATTGAATTCTAATGATATAGTATAATCCAACATATGGTGGTAAGTTTGCATTAGTTGCAGGATTACCAGCTGGTTGGGTAGAACCACTGATGGATATGTCAGTGAAACTTCGAGTTGCACCCGGACTTGACGACTCCTCATTGACGATCCCGGTGCCTCTATCGTCATCAACCATATTTCCCCTAGATCTCTCCGAAGATGCATCGATATAATGTCCCAGAAGAACGTGTGTATGACCAGGATCACTAATGGTTAAAAGACCTGGATTAACAGAATAA